GTATTTGATGCTGTAGCTGAGAAGTCTAAACTCTTTACTCCTCAATACCTCAGCATGATAGATACTGCTAATGTAGAGATGGAAAGGGATGGGATAGACTATGGTATGATTTATTATAAGAATGCAGCTGTAAAAGTATTTGCTAAGCACCATGAGATATATGAATACTCAGAGCTAAAGGGTTATGTTTGGAATAATCAGATAATAGATAGAGATTTAATTGATGCTGATCACCATGAATCAATGTTTAGGAGCTTCATTTGGTTTATATCAGGGCAGGAGGTAGAGAGATATGATACTATGAAGAGCGTAATAGGCTATATGCTACATTCTTATAAGACATCTGCTAATAACAAAGCAATCATTCTCAATGATGAAACTATCTCAGACAATCCTAATGGAGGGAGTGGCAAAGGGATTCTGATTAATGCTATTGGATACATGAAAAAAGTTAGCACCATTGATGGTAAGACCTTTGACTCAAATAAATCATTCCCTTATCAGACTGTCTCTTCTGATTGTCAGGTCCTAGCATTTGACGATGTAAGAAAGAACTTTAATTTTGAGAGCTTATTTAGTATAATCACTGAGGGACTTACTATTGAATACAAAGGTAGAGATGCAATTAAACTACCTGTAAAAGACTCACCTAAAGTATTAATCTCTACTAACTACACTATCAAAGCAGATGGTGGCTCATTTAAGAGGAGGATGTTTGAGGTGGAGCTGAGTAGTTACTTTGGTACTCACCATACTCCATTTGATGAATTTGGCTATATGCTCTTTGAGGATTGGGATGAGCAGGAGTGGGCAAGGTTTGACCATTACATGATTAACTGCTTGAATTATTACCTAGAGAATGGTCTAGTAGAATCTGAGGCTAAGAATCTAGAGCTAAGGAAGTTTATCAATGAGACAAGCCAGGACTTTATTGAATGGGTAGATAATAAGAATCTAGGATTTGATCAGAGATTGAATAAGGTATCAATGTTTGAGAACTTTATAGCTGAGTATACTGATCAAAAGAAGTACCTGACTAACAGAACATTCAACAAATGGTGTAAGAAGTATGCAGAGTACAATGGTAAGGAGTATGTAGATGGTTCTAGCAATGGAGCTAGATGGTTTGAGATTAAGACTCAGAGAGAGCCTGATGTATGGGATACAGTAAATTATAATTGATATGAAAATAAAAGAAGAGTTTAAAAAATTAATTCCTGCACTTAGTGTAGAAGAGTATAAGCAACTAGAGGAGAACTGCTTAGCTGAGGGTATAAGAGAATCTATTATCACCTGGAATGGCTACATTATTGATGGTCATAATAGGTATGAGATAGCTACAAAGCATGATCTTAAATATGAAAGTATTGATAAGAGCTTTGATAGTGAGGAGGATGTTAAGGAGTGGATGATCTGCAATCAGTTTGGTAGGAGAAACTTAAGCAACTTCCAGCGTTCAGTTTTAGTCTTAGAGCTTGAAAGTGTATTTAGTAAAAGAGCTAAGGAGCAACAAATTAGAAAGCCTGAATCTGTTATTCAGATATCTGAAGAACAAAAGCCAATAGTAGCTATAAAAGAACTTGCAAAAATAGCCAATGTATCACACGACACAATAGCTAAAGTTAAAAAGATACAAGCTACTGCTACTCCTGAAATTAAAGCACAGTTAAATGCAGGTACTATCAGTATTAATGAGGCATATCAGGATATAAAGAAAGAGGAGAAGAGAGAGCTACAAATTGAAAAGAAAAAAGAATATGAGGAACGAGTTGAGACAGTTACTAAAAATGAATTTAAAGTAGATATTTTTAATACGGTAAATAAATTTAGAGTAATTTATGCAGATCCAGCTTGGAGTTATAATGACAAACAAGACACCCCTCAACTTGGAGGTGCTGCTAAACATTACGACACTATGAGTGTAAGTGAAATTTGTAGTTTGCCTGTTAATGAAATTAGTGAAAAAGATAGTGTTTTGTTTTTATGGGTAACTTCACCATTATTAGAAGATGCTTTTACTGTTATTAAAACTTGGGGGTTTAAATATAAAACTTCTTTTGTATGGGATAAAGTAAAACATAACATGGGTCATTATAATTCAGTAAGGCACGAAATGCTATTAATAGCTACAAAAGGCAGTTGCACTCCAGATAATAAAACTTTATATGATAGCGTTCAAAGTATTGAAAGAAATGACAATCACAGCGAAAAGCCTATTGAGTTTTTAAATATTATTGATGATCTTTACAATTACGGAAATAAATTAGAAATGTTTTGCAGAAACATAAAAAAAGACAAATGGTATGGATGGGGTAATGAAATTTAATATGACAGAAAATTATAAAGAAATGTTACAAAAAGGACTTGAATATCAAGACTTTGTAACTGATGTATTAATTAATGAACTTGGAATAGCTTTAAGTTCTTATAATTCAACAAAATATCAATATACAAAAGGAGAAAACAAACAAGGTTTTGAAATTAAGTTTGACGACAAATATAAAGACACAGGAAATATTTATATTGAAATTGCTGAAAAAAGCAACGCAGTAAACTTAAATTTTGTTAATTCAGGTATTTTTAGAAATGATAATACTTGGCTTTATTTAATTGGTAATTATAACGAAATTTTTATTTTTTCTAAAAAGCATTTAATTTTAATGTATAAAAGTAAAAAATACAAAGAAGTTGAAACTGCAACAAGTAAAGGTATTTTAATTGATAAAATAGAAGCTGAAAAATATTGTATAAAAAAGCTATTACTATGACCAAAGAAAACAAAGCAATCCTCAAAGCATTAGAACTAGCTAGCCTATCAGCTAAATATCCTAACAATGCCTATATCCCTCTATCTAATTGGAAAGATGACTCAGCTAATGCACTGACTCAATGTATCACTGCATTTATAAATTTCTCAGGCTTTCAAGCTGAGAGGATTAATACAATGGGAGTATATAGAGAGGGTAAGAAGATACAGGTAGGTGAGAATAGTAGACAGCTGAAAGGCACTTGGACTCCTAGCACAAGTACTAAAGGCTCAGCTGATATATCTGCCACCATTAGAGGTAGATCTGTTAAGATTGAGGTGAAGTATGGTAAGGATAAGCAGTCAGAAGTGCAGAAGAGGTATCAGGAAAGCATAGAGTTAGCAGGGGGTACATACTTTATAGCTAGAAATTTTGATGAATTTATGATATTTTATTATAATTTTATTGCAGATATAAAATAATTAACTATCTTTACAGAAATAATTTAAATCTATATTATGGAAACAAAAACAAAAGCTGTAGTACCAGCACCTGTACTAACTCTGCACCAAAAGCTACACAAAGCTAAGCAGTCAATCGGCAAAGTAGCTAAGAATGCTACCAATCCACATTTTAAAAAGTCTTATAGTGATATCAATGCAATCACTGAGGCAGTAGAGCCTATCTTATTAGAGAATGGTCTACTATTATTACAGCCTATTCAAGGCAATTCAGTATGTACTCAGATAATCTGCATAGATTCTAATGAGTCTATAGAGTCATGTATGGAATTACCTGCAGGACTTAATCCTCAGCAAGTAGGATCTGCAGTTACTTACTACCGTAGATATACTCTGAGCAGTATCTTATGCCTGCAGTCTGTAGATGACGATGCAAATCTAGCTAGTGTACCTGTTAAGGCAGCTAAGCCTGGACTATCTAAGGAAAGATTTGAGGAGGCACTTGTATCTATTCAGGATGGTAAGTTTACTATCCCTAAGCTAAGAGAGACCTTTGAGCTTACAGATTTACAACTTAAAGCACTCATGCTACTATGAAATGGCATCCATCTTCACTCGGAAAACTAATGACAGCATCTCGGACTAAGTCTGAGGTGCTATCTGAAACTACTAAGACCTACATCAGAGGTGTAGCTAAGCAGGATTTCTATGGCTACAATGTAGAGCTGAATAATAAGTATATTAATAAGGGTATAATGCAGGAGAATGATTCTATAGCTCTACTCAATACTGTATCATTCACTAGCATGGTCAAAAATACTGAGAGACTGAATAACGAATGGCTCACAGGAGAGGCTGATATAGTTCTAGATGACCAAATCATAGACATAAAGACTTCATGGTCCTTAGAAACGTTCCCTGCTACTCCTGAAGAGGCTGTAAATAAAGATTATGAGTGGCAACTTAGAGCTTACATGATGTTATATGATAAGAACTATGCTAGTCTAGTCTATTGTATGGTCTCTACTCATCCATCACTACTCAATGAATGGGAGAACTTATCACTGCATCAGGTAGATCACATAGATCCTGATAAAAGAATGACTACTCTACTCTTTACTAGAGACCTAGAACTTGAGGAGGAGATTAAAGTACGGTTGCATCACTGCACTGAGTACTATGTTAAGTATATTAATCAATTAAATATGAAATAACATGAGAGATAAATTCTATGAGGCTGCCATGATAGCAGCTATGCAAGCACTAATCCAAAACAATCCTGGTATCAGCTGTAAATTTGCAGCTAAGAAAGCACAGGAGTATGCAGAACAGTTAGCACTACTTCAGTATGGTGAATACAATCCTAATCCATTCCCTACTAAAGTATTATGACAGCAAAAGATAAAGCAAATGAATTAATTGTAAAAGTATTAATCAAATTTGAGAGGATAACATTAATTGAAGCTAAAAAAATAGTATTAATGACAGTTGATGAGATGTTAGATTTTAGAAATGGTTTATACATTAACGAAGGAAGTTTAGCACACCAATACTTATTAGACGTAAAACAAGAAATAGAGAAGCTATGAAAGAGAAAACAATGGCAATCATACTGACTTTAGTAGTCTATGCATTTGCACTTATCGGAGTATATAAATTAATAACTATAATAATATGAATGATTACAAAGTTAAAGGACTTATCAAAGTGATAGGTGATACCGTACAGGTGACTGAGAAATTCTCTAAGAGAGAAGTAGTAATAACAGTAGAGGATGGTAAATATCCTCAACACATCAGCCTACAGGCTACAGGAGATAAGACAGCTCTACTAGATGGCTGTAGAGTAGGTGAAGAGGTAGAGGCATCATTCAATCTGAGAGGTAGAGAATGGCAGGATAAACACTTTAACTCTTTAGAGTTATGGAAGATAGAAGTATTAACTGCAGCTGCAGTAGCTCCTGCTCATGTACCTGATAATCCTGCAGATGATCTCCCTTTCTAAGGGGCAGAGCTTAAAGGACTTTATGATTAAAGAGACTAAGTCTAAGCTCACCCAAAGATATAAGCTCAGCCATTATGCTGAGGATATCGGAGTCTCTTACTGTAGTATTTGGAGATTCACTAATGGTAAGGCTGTCAATGAGCAGTTCTATCTCAAATGGTGGAAAAATTATCTAAAAAACTAATAACTTTTAGGCAGTCTTATGGCTGCCTTTGTTATTTTTGGCA